ATAATTGTAAGTCTTTGATGATCTCTTGTACTTCTTTAATTTTTTCTTCTTTATCATTGATCTCATCCGTGTTAATTTGAGTTATATCTCTAATATATTTTTTTTGAGATTCTATTTTATTTTTTACAATGTCTAATTTATAATTTAATTCTTTAAGATTTTCTTTTAATATAGCATTTTTTTCTTTAATAAGAATATTCATTTTTGAAAATATATTAATATCAAGTAAATCTTCAATAACATCTCTTCGGTGTTGAGCTGGTAACTGCATAAATGGAATAAATGAACTACTACCAAGAACAACAATTTGATGAAATGATTTATGATTTAACTTAAGAAGATTTTGTTCAAGTATTTTTTGATATTCTTTAGCATGCGATGATTGATTTAATAATTGATCATTACGCCAAATTTCAAATATTCCAGGTTTAATTCCTCGTACAACTTTATATTCATATTTACCAATTGTAAAGTTAACTTCAACAATACAATCTTTATTATTAATAGAGTTTACTAATTGAGGTTTATTAATATTACGATGAGGTTTTCCAAACAACGCAAAAGATAAAGCATCTAGCATAGTTGATTTACCAGACCCATTATGGCCAACAATTAATGTTGAAGATATTTTATTTAAGTTTATTTCTGTCCACTTATTACCAGTTGATAAAAAGTTTTTCCATCTAAGATTTTTAAATACTATCATACTACTTCAAGCGCCTGTGCTTCTGTTAAAAGTTTTCTCATATCAATCTTAATTCTGTCTTTATCTAATTCAGTGTCAACCGATTCAACATAACTATCTAACAATGTTGAAGTATCTTCAAGTGATATACCTTCATCTTCAACATTTTCTCCAATAAACTCTTCAAAGTTTTCAGCAATTTTTAGTTCATGTATCTTCTTATTCTGTATTCTATCAACAAATTTATCGAATGTAAATAGGTCTTGTTTATTTTTTACAACTATTTTTACAAATTTATAATCTAAATAATCTAGTTTCATATCTAAATAATTATAATTTGAATCATCATATATAATTCGCTCATACAAAGTATAAGGATTACGAATGGCTTCAATGTTGCGAGTTTCTGTATCTATAACATGAAAGTACTTGTTATCATGAGCATCATTCCAAAAGAATTCCATTTGTGATCCAAGATACATTACGTTGTCTCGTTGTGATTTTGTATGGAAATGACCTGATAGTACTTTTTCAAATCTATTAAAAATATTATGATCCATACCATGTTGGTTAACAATACCAGCCATCAGATTAAAACCAGATAATTCTAAATGACCGCCTAGCCAATCAGCTTTACAGTTTTTAATAAAGTTCATAGACTCATCATGATTTTCTGGAGTAATCCATGGCAACATTGCAAATTTAAATGAATCATATTCCATCACTGTTGGCTTCATTACAATATGAATTTCATTCATAAAATGACCAAGTAGTTCTTTAAGAGAATTTAGATCATTTGTATTTTTATAATAAGTATCATGATTACCTGGCATAATGTCCATAGCAATACCAAGATCTCTTAATCGATTAAGAAAATGTTTTCTATTTGAATTAAGAGCTTTAAAATTAACAAACTTACGATGATCATAATAATCACCAAGATGAATTATTTGTTTAATATTATGTTCTTTACAATATGGAAAAAATATTTTATCATAAAAAGTATTTGCATTATCTAAGAATATGTCTGAGCTATTTCTAATACCACAATGAGTATCATTCAGTACGGCTATTTTCATGCTTTTACGTCCCAATCTGCTTTTTCTTCAAGAGTCCACTGTACTGCTTGATAATAATCTTTGTCTTCGTCGTTCATATGCGCAGCAAATAAACTAACTTTAGCCATTTGATTTAGTAAATCGGTTTTACCTTCTATTAAGTGATCTTGTCCAGGTGACTCCATAATAGCTTGTATAGCATCCATATGAAGCTTAATTCTTTCTTGTATTTTATTCACTCTAAAAAATCCTGTAAGTCTGAGTCAACTGTACGAGCTCTTTTCTTTGGTAGCTTATTCGCTTTAGCAAAAGTTTTAAGTTCGGTATCATATTCTTTTACTTTACTAATTCTATCTTTTAAAGTATCAACAAAATGTGTAGCTACTTGAGTCGATTCTTCACTACCAGAAGAAGTAATAAACGCTTCAACTCCAGATTGTAACATATATTTTTCTTTGATCTCTTGTTGCTTTTTTTCTTTTGTAATTCTACGAAGAAACGCAAACCAAATAATTTGAGTAAAATAAGCAAACGCGTTTGGTTTACCTGATCGAGTTTTAGCATCAATATTATAGTTTTCAACAGCCTTTAGACAATTTTCAACTGCATCCATAACCATTTCTTCACGATAAGTATATCGTATAAAATTAGACTTATGTGAAAGATTTTCAGCAATTTTTAAAAAAGATATAGCAATATCATCAGGAACAATTGGTAATACATCGTTATTTTCTTTAGCTTCAGAAACAGTTTTTACATAATTGACTACTGATAATGAGAATTCAGCATTATTTACATAATGTACATTTTTAGTTTTTTTAGGCATAATGTTTATATCTCCACATAATATATTAATAATTATAAACTATTTTTTGTTGTTTGTAAATAAATTTATTTTTAAAATATTGAAAATAACTGTTTACATACCGCAAAAAATGTGGTATAATAAAGAGTATTCTTTAAAGGGAAGGTAGTATCTAATGAAGCTTATTCTTCGAAGTCTTATTAAATGATAAAGTTACTACGTTTTTATTCTGATGATCGGATTCTCCGACGAGCTCTAATTGAACTAAATCTTTTTCTCTAATTTCTTCATTTGCCATATCTACTATCCTAGATAGAGCTAATTCATATTGTTTAAGTAATTCAGTATGCGGATTAGACAATGCCATACAATGATATGCATTAATAGTAATTACTTCATCTTTATGCTCAACATATGTCATCCAAGGTTTAAGAACATAAAAAGTTGAGGTATATTGTTCTGTATCATCGCTTTGAGCTCTAAACTTATCAATTAATAAACAGTATCTTACAACTAAATCATCTTCAAGTTCTTCCAAAATCTCACAAATAATTTCGTCGCCATTTACCATTTTGATTTGTTTAACGTTATCTACAATCATTACTTTAAACCTTTATTTTATATATTTTGAAATTAAATTGTTCTCTTTTATATATTTTGATTCTTTCTTCGGAATGTAACAGCGTATAATTTTTCTTTGATTTATGTTGTATATCATCTGATATATCATATAGTTTAGTAGTTACTCCATTGTCGCTTTTTCTGAGTCCTCGTCCAATGCTTTGGAGGACTTTGATTTGTGATTTTGATGGGCTCGCAAAAATGATATTATGAAGATTGCGTATGTTAATCCCTGTACTAAAAGTCCCGAGACTAGCCACGATAATCGCATCTTTTTGTTTCTCCGTTATTTTTCTTATAGCTTCTCTATCAGTAGCTTCAGTTGCACCACTAACAAAGAATACCTTTCTATTTATATCAGCTTTAGATTGTATTAATTCATATAAAATTTTACCATGTTTTTCGACAAATTGAAATAATACTAATGAATTACCTTTTTGATCAAGAGCAAGATTTCTTATAAAATGATTTCGTTTTTCATTTCCAATTATAAAATTTATTTCTTGTTGATATGTAGATCCGCTTATCAATTGTCTTACATCATCAGCGTGTTCTAATCTCAAAATAAAAATATTAAGAGCAGCCAATGTCTCTTTATCTTGTAATGCTTTAGTTGTGGTAACTTTCATTACCTTTCCAAACAATCCTTCAAGTACTAATTTATGCGTTTGAGTTCCATCAAGTGTTCCAGTTGTACCAAATCTATAAACTGTTGTTTTAGCTTTGTTCATAATATTAGATAATGATTTTGATTTAAATCCATGAACCTCATCACCAAATATAACACCAAATTGGCTAAACCACGTCATAGGTAATTTATATATTGATTGCCATGTACTAATAAAAACGTTTTCAGATATATTCATTTTAGCTTGACCAGAAAAGATAGCATGACAATCATCTTTAGAAAAGCTATCATCATGAGATGAATAATCATCAAAGTCTGATAACATTTGCTGAACAAGCGAAGTTGTTGGTACGATTACTAAGACCTTTTCATCATGATTGGCCATGTACCATCTCATCAAAACATAAATTATTAATGATTTTCCAGATCCAGTTGGTGATAGTAAAATTGCTCGTTTTTTTCTAATGCTTTCACAAATAGCATTAAATTGATAATCTCTTACTTCAATAAGATTACCTTTACTATGAATATTAAGAGATTTAATAAAATCCATGATATCTTTAACGTCAATTTTATTAAATGATTCTGGAGGACCAAATGGTCCATCTTCATATTCAACAACGTAATCACGTTTTTCAGCAAACTCTTTTACATATGGCAATAAGCCAACTGGCAATTCATAATTTGCGGGATTAAATAATCTTACCTTACCATCCCAGACTTTATTGCGATATAAAGGCATGTACTTATAACCTGGAACAAAAAACGAAAAGTACTCACTCAATTCCATTGCAATACCATTATCACAACCAATAAGTAACATAGCTTCATTTTTCTTTTGTAGTAAAATTCTATCCACCGGCTTGAAACATCTTCCATTTTATAATATTGCTAATTGTTTGGTGCTTCCAACGTAATGTATCTACTATTTCTGTAAGTGTTTCCACTGTTGTTTTAAAATAAATTACTTTTTCTTCACTCTGTTGTATATCTATATCTGAATCATAATAGCGATTCATATCACCTTTCATGATTTTCATTCCACGAAATGGATCAAATTCCCATCCTTTTTCGATAAGTTCATCTTCAGTCATCTTTCCATTATAATAAAGCCATTTTTCTTTGAGCAATATTTTTTGGTTAAGTTCTGTCTTTTTTAGCTTGAGTTTTGTAATAGATAACATTTCAAGATATTTTGCGTGCAACTTAGCTATTTCAATTGAACTTTTATCTAAATTGTTTTCATCTATTTCGCAGTCAGTCTGCCATTCTTCAAGTATATTTTCAAGTGTCAACAAATCATTTCTCCATAATATAAAAATATATATACATCAAGTTATAGTAAAATACTCATTTCTAAATGAGGCTTGGAATGTAACCTGTGATGGTTCACCTACAGTTGCAGCAAAATTTAATGAACTCAGTGACGTTGGAACACAATCAATATATTTTATTGTTTTAACAACTTTGTTTGAATTTGTTAATAGTAAAACAGTGATGTCTGCTTCATGTGTATCTGTTGGAGATGATATATCACGATATAAAGGATTATCACCAAGAATTCCTCTTCTATCTTCTGTTTGTGATTTCGCCCAATTATACATTTCAATATAAGAATTCATATTTTCATCTACTATAATTTCAAAACCTAACTCATCAATAGTTAAAGTGTCACCAGGTAAACCAACTGTAGCAATTCTTTTATATGCCATTGGAGCAGAAGTAACTGTAACACCAGGGTGCTGAAATGATTGAGCAAAAAATTCTAAATTGCCGAATTTTTTTCTATCAATTATTACTTTGAACTGTGTACTTTGTAGAAAATTAATGTTAGTTGTTAATTCTGCCATATTAAACTCCTTTAACTACTACTATTTATATTTTTCTATATATAAATACTCGTATAATATAAAATTTAAGTAATGGTATAATTTTAATGGCTAGACGCATAACTGTAAACTTAAGTGACACTATTAACACTTGGAGAATAAAGACAAATGCTCTCAGTCTTTTGATAGGTGATTTAGACAATTTATCTTCTGAATTTACTGGTCATGATTCTGATTTTGTAGAAGCTATGAATTTTGCATTTGATAAAAAAGGCCTCTACTCAGCAGGTCTTGGAATAACCAAGTCGACTAGTGGAGATTCTTCAGGTGTATTTAATGTTTTAGCTGGAACTGGATTAACTCAAGATTCAAATGGTTTAAGTATAGGCCCCGCTCCGGGAAATACAATTAAAGTTAGAGATGCAAATTCTGCCGGAGTTTTGTCTGATAAAGAAGTTACTGATCAGCAAATTTTAATTGGTAATGGCAATGGTTTTACATCCGCTGCTTTATCTCAAGATGTTCTTATGACAAATAATGGCATTGTTACGATTCAGCCTGACGTTGTTACTTATTCTAAAATGCAAAATGTTGTAGGTGCAAACAAAGTTCTTGGAAGTTCGACTGCAAATGGAATTATAACAGAAACTCAAGTACAAACTGGAATGATTGCAGATGACGCTATTACCACTGTTAAAATTCTAGATGATAACGTTACATATGCTAAAATCCAAGATGCAAGTGCTAATTCAATTTTAGTTAGAGACGGAGCTGCAGCTGGAGATATATCAGCAAAAACTTTAACAGATACTCAAATTTTAATTAATAATGGAGCAGGATTTACTGCTGCATCATTATCTGGCGATATTACAATGAATAATGCCGGAGTAGTAACAGTTGATCCATCAGTGATCGGGAGTGTAAGATTAGGTGGAAACGCGCCAACTTCACCTTCAAATGGTACAGCCTGGTTTGACGATGTAACAGCTGGAGAAATGTTTGTATATAGTGATAGTGCATCAAATTGGATACAGGTCACAGGGTCTATCACTTCTTTTTCAGCTATAAGTGGAACACCTCCAGCTGCACCTTTAGATGGTACTTTTTGGTTTGATGATGTAACAGACGGAGAACTATTCATTTATAGTGATAGTGCATCAAATTGGATACAAGTTACTGGATCAATCACTTCTTTTTCAACAATAGGCGCAACGCCTCCAGCTGCACCTTTAAATGGTACTTTTTGGTTTGATGACAGCGCAACTGGAGAACTGTTTATTTATAGTAATGAGGCATCAAATTGGATACAAGTTACTGGTGTAGTCGCTAATGTAGCATTTTCAGATTTAACAAGTACTCCAACTACCTTAGCAGGTTATGGAATTACTGATGCACCGTCAGTATTAACTGACCTAAGTATTACAGATGGAACAAGCGGACAAGTACTAACAACGGATGGTAGTGCTGGATTTACATTTACATCTGCATCAAGTAGTACAACCTTTAATGCCATTGGAACTTATTGTTTGGGGTTCTATACTGGACTTGGCATTCACAATGGAGGAGCTACTTTCTCAGGAAGTTCAATTGCTACTGCTAATACTTATGCCGGTAGTAGTGGCTGGAGTGGATCTAGTACTTCCACTTTATCAGGAACTTGGCGCCTTATGGGAAACATAGGCTATTATAATCAAGGCACCACTGCAAGTAACGCAAACGTATCTGGCAGTTTATTTGTGAGGATCTCATAATGACTATTACAATTACACAAGTGCGTAATGCACAATCACTTAACGCAGACAACACTCAAATGGATGTAGAAATTAATCATCCCGATTACGGTTGGATACCTTACACTTTGGACCCTAACGACACTGATACGACTATCGATAACAATGCTGTAATGTCTTTGATCAGCACAAACTTTACAGCTTATGTAGCACCTACTCAAGCAGAGTTAGATGCAGAACTTGAAGCAAATATAAGAAGTCAACGTGATCAGAAGTTAGTAGAAGAATTGGACCCTATAGTAACTAATCCTTTACGTTGGGCAGAACTTACATCTGATAAGCAAACAGAGTGGGCACAATATAGAACTGACTTATTAAATATACCACAACAGTCAGGTTTTCCTACAAATGTAACTTGGCCAGAGAAACCTGTATAGATATATAATCAGGAGAAACAAAAATGCCATATCCATTAAACCCGACAACAGGTGATGAATATATTTTAGGATCAAAAACTTGGAAATACAATGGTTCGCGCTGGGTAAAATTAGGACTTTCACAAACTGTATCTGCAGATGTAGCATTTTCAGATTTAACAAGTACTCCAACTACCTTAGCAGGCTACGGAATTCCAGATGTAGCATTCTCCGATTTAGCAAGTACTCCAACTACCTTAGCCGGCTACGGAATTACTGATGCTGCAAGTTCATCAAGTTCATCAGTTCCAGCCGGTACAGTAATTTATCACGCAGCTAACACTGCCCCTACAAATTTCATAAAAGCTAATGGTGCAGCTATATCAAGAACAACTTATGCTGATTTATTTGCTGCCATTGGTACAACGTTTGGCACAGGTGATGGGTCTTCTACTTTTAATGTACCTGACCTTCGTGGTGAGTTTCCCAGAGGTTGGGATGACGGCCGTGGAATTGATACCAGTCGAGCTTTTGGTTCTGCACAAGATGATGAACTTGAAAGACACGCTCACAGACAAATGCGGCATGGTGTTTTTGGTTCAGGTACCAATTATCCTTCAATAAATCAATATTTCGGCTATGCGTATAATAATTATTGGGCTAGTTCTGAAGCAAATGGCGGTTCAACAGGGTATACTGGTGGTACAGAAACCCGGCCACGCAACATAGCTTTGCTTGCTTGCATTAAATATTAAGGAGACATGAAGGTGAACGTATATCAAACTGACATAAATGGTGTTTTCGTAGGCGTTACTACGGCAGACCAAGACCCTTTAGATAGCACTAATTGGCTTATCCCAGCGGGTTGCGTAGAGACTGCTCCACCAACAATAACTGACAAGCAACTTGCTAAGTGGGATGGCACAAAGTGGGATGTAGAGAATATACCCGTTGTGGAACCTGACCCAGAGCCTGATGCACCAGAAGTTTCAGTCCGTTCAGAACGTAATGAACTGCTATTGACGTCAGATTGGACACAAGTTAATGACTCTCCTGTAGATAAGTCTACATGGGCGACATATAGACAGCTTTTACGAGACGTACCAAGTCAAGCAGGATTTCCAAACACAATTGTATGGCCCACTAAACCTGAATAGAATATGCGTAATTAGGAGAAACAAGAATGTCATATCCAACAAACCCAACGACCGGCGACACATATATTTTAAGTGGAAAAACTTGGAAATATGATGGTGCAAACTGGGTAAAATTAGGACTTTCACGAACCTTATCAGCGCCTGTAGCATTCTCTGATTTAACAAGTACTCCAACTACATTATCAGGCTATGGAATTACAGGTGATATTGATGCCGGAGGCAATAAAGTATTATTTGCAAACATGTATGCTACAGAAAGTGATTTGCCAAGTGCTACAACATATCATGGTATGTTTGCTCATGTTCATGCCACTGGTGCGGGTTACTTTGCTCACGCTGGCAACTGGATTAAACTAGCAAATCATGCAGACCTGAGTAGTGCATCTGCATCAGATAGCAGGCAAGACTTTGTAGCAGATGGGACAGTTGGTGCAAGGGCGGGAGTTTTTCTGACTCCAGACGGTAAGGTGTCTGCAAGTCCAGCTTATTTATTATCTGATTATGACCAAATATCCGATTTAGGAACATTGCAAAATGCAGGGACGGCCGGCGTGCCTTATTCAGG